GAACAGAAAAATGTACTCGTGAGATTTCACACAACGATCCTTCACGCTTTCCGGCATACAGTTCGATTTCTCCCAGATTATGTCCTGGCGTAAATACCAACCGGCATGTCTCAGAGCAAAAGCCAACATCCACGGAATACCGATTAGGTCTTTCGGCTTAATCCCTTCCCAAACATTCGGCATTCGGGCAATAGCGCTACCATGATCAGGTACATAAATTTCCTTCTGAGCGGTTTTATTCTTCCAAGCTCCTTTGCCGCTTCCGGCATAGGAATCTCCGATATTCACCCATAAAGTTCCTTCCGGTTTAAGTACTCGACGAACCTCTTGAAAGACGCTAACCAGTCGGGATATGTATTTTTCCGGCGTTTCCTCCAGTCCTATCTGACCGGTAACATTATAATCACGAAGGCCGTAGTATGGCGGAGAGGTCACGCAGCAGTCAACCGAATTGTCCGGCAAATCCAACAAGAAATTTATACAATCAGAATTATAGATAGTGTCCAACATTATTTCTCGCTCCTTTTCACCTCGATAGGGTTTCATATTCATTAATCGTTTCGAATATCCGATACGCCACCTGCGGCACTATCGCATTGCCGTAGGCTTTGATCGATTCTTTTCGCCATTTTGAAAAGGTGATTCCGTCCAATCCGCAGGAAAGCCCATCATTTCGGCTACAAACCGGGGATTGAGTAGGGAAGTCCTGCCAGTGCGGGCAAATTGATCCGGCAAATTGTTTTTGTTGCTCCGTCCTGATTTCTCCAACGCTTCTTTTGTTCTTGCACCTTTGAAGTCTCTTGCAGTTGGCGTCGGTAATATTCCGCTTTCCACAACATCTCGGAGTTTGACCCCCCACCGAATACCTTTTTTGTTCTCGCGGAAATAATGCCCATTCCCCAATTGAACATCCATTGCCACACCACCCTCGATATCGCATGCTGAAGGTGTCGGAAGTAATCCCACCGGATAAAACTGTGTTTTGCCGTCTCCGTCGCACATCTTCAAGCCTTGCGTCTGAACGGTGGGCAACGAACCATGTCCTATACCGTCGGTGCGAGGCATTGACGCCACAAGCTGGTATAACGAACGGCAGCACCTCGTATCCTTCCGCTTCCAGGTCAGAACACACCTGTTCGAAAACCAATCCTTTCGACCAATTAACAATTCCGATAACGTTCTCCCCCACGACCCAACGGGGTCGAACAGATCGAATAACTCCGAGCATTTCGGGCCAGAGGTAGCGGTCGTCTTTCGTGCCTTTTCTTTTCCCCGCCTGGCTGAACGGTTGACAGGGGAATCCGCCCGACAGCACATCGATTCGATCTCGCCAAACGGTAAAGTCTGTTGTTTTGATGTCTCCATATTGTTCTGCATCCGGAAAATGATATTTCAAAACGGTTCTACAAAAAAGGTCTATTTCACAGTTAAACAGATTATCCCATCCGGCCCAACGAGCCGCGAGATCGAAACCTCCTATGCCTGAAAACAAAGACCCGTGCGTCATGTTCTAACTTTTGGATGCTTTCACTAAAACTTTGTCGATCTCCATCGCCACCTTCGGCAGATGATTAATCCATTTCGATATATGCGTCCGAGAACTCTTTTTCGATAATTCTAAAGCAGGATATAACAGTGCCTGATTTAACATTCGTGTAAAATGCTGTTTTTTCATAGCCTTGTTTCTCTACTTTCTCACAAATATTTTTGCTAATCCACTCATTTATGACTGCCATTCCAGCATCTATGTCCGTAGTCTGCAAAACAAATGTGTAAGGGGTTGTTGTCTCATCCTCAGTCACTATCTCGATTTCGATTTTGTAAAAATATTTTGCGTTGGCTTCGGTATCTACGGATGTCTCGGCGGTACTATCTTGAATAAAAATGCAATAGTCGAAAATCTTTACTTGTTTGAACTCGAAAGAACCATTGAAATTCAACTCGATATAATCCTGTGTTATTTCGAGGGCGTTGTGTGCCGAGGTGGCATATAATAAAAACTTCCGATTTTTACCGTTTATTTCAGCGGTTACGCTCCATGGCCAGCAAGAATGCGAATAATTAATGACGGCCCCACGGTGCTGATTGCTTACCTCAACCTCTTTTATATCGCCTGCTTCCATGTGGAATTGGATTCGGGACAATATATTCTCATCTATTAATTCGCCAGCATTCAATATTATTTCGCTACGCTCAATATTAACTACCTCGCCGGTGTTTTTATCTAAAAAATCCTCCTGCCATGTGCGAAATAGGCGGCGGGCAAGGTATTTCCCGCGCATTTCTTCCAGCTTGTTGGTGGTCACTATTACCTCACTTTTTCTAGTCTCCATATCGTTGGTTTTATGATTCTTATTCTTATCTTAATATGTTTAGGATTATTTATACATTGATCTCAACAATGCACGGTTATTCTTTTTCCGCTCGATCTCTGTAATCTTCTTTTTGAGCACATCAATATTTTCCTCGATATATGCAGCTACCAACCGTGAGCATTTGCCGTTCTCACGTAACCACATCAGATAATCGGCGGGAACATTGGCCATAGCTATTCCCTGATATTTGCCGTATGGCATTATACTGGTATCGGTCAATTTAAACATGGTCGTAATCATTATTATCTTGGTGTATTTTCTCGTTTATTTCTTTGGCAATGCCTCGTAATATGTTTGCATGGGACTGGATGGTAGTTTGTGCCGCAAACTGCAATAGTGCGGTTTGGAGTAGGAACCCGCTGACGGAATCCAATTCGCCTACGGTCGGCGGCGTTTTATCCAGATCCATCGCCATACGTCGCAGTATGGCCGAATGCTTCTTATTGTGGGTGGTTTCGGATAACAGTATGGCAGCCGTCTGCAATAGATTTACGGCAGTATCGTCCAGCGGGTTAAGTGTGATTTTTTCCATGATTATACAAGTTTTGCTAAATATCAACCAATTTCACCGGGTGATTGTTTGCCTGTGATCAATCGGCCCACAAGCGCATC